CTAGATACCTACGTCCATAATATGGAACGCTATCTGCGTACTGGTGTCTGGTTAGATCTGTTCTATGGTGAAAACCAAGAGCATCGTGTTAAGTATCGTTCAGTTGCATCGACGTATGACAATGAAGGGTTTATCAAACGTAGGATTGGTGTTATCTATCCCGATTGTGGTGAGTATACCAAAGAGATGTTTGAAGAAGATAGACAAAGCAGTGATCTATAAATAGAGTCATAAACGGTTTAAGAATCTATTTATAGACCGAAAGGGTTTTAAATGTCTGACAATGTAATACAATTTCCTAAAGATAGGATGGTTGATGGTCACTCTCTTCTACCAACCAACGAAGAAGAACTGGTCAAATCTATCTCTATCCATCGAATGATGCTGGTAGATGAGGTCGTCAACTCTATGTTCAGTAACATGGGATCTAAACTTTTTTTGCAAGGATTCCCTATTGACGACAAAGCATTCTTTCAGGATTTTGTTTTAGTCGGTGAAATGCTGAGAGCCCTTTTGTATAACTCAGTCAATGTTGACCATCCACTCTATCAGGCACTTGAAGATAACCGAGAGAAATTAAAAGACTTGACAGAGAAGGGTGATTTGGTTATTATGGAAGATGAAGATGAAGGTCTATTTGATGACGAAGAATTTTAACCTATAAGGTGAATTATGATTTTACTTGATTTTTCGCAGGTGTGCTTGTCTGGCATTCTTGCGAGTGGAAACAAAGACTTTGGTGAAGACTTGGTACGACACATGGTCTTAAATTCCATCCGTAACTTTAAAAGTCGCTTCTCTAATTATGGCGAACTAGTTATTTGTTGTGATGACAAAAACTATTGGCGAAAGCAAATGTTTCCATACTACAAAGCCAATCGTAAGAAGTCCCGTGAAGCATCGTCGCTTGACTGGAATATGATTTTCAATACGCTGAGCATGATTAAGGAAGAGGTCAAAGAAAACTTTCCTTACGTCGTACTACAGGTTGATAGTGCAGAGGCAGATGATTTGATTGCTACCATGGTTGACCGATACGGTAACAACGGTGAGAAGATTATGATTGTTTCAGGCGACAAGGACTTTGCTCAGTTGCAACGATATAAGAATGTTTCGCAATACTCGCCTATCACTAAGAAGATGATTAAGGTTGATGACCCCATGGAGTATTTGTTTGAGCATGTTATTCGTGGTGACAGTGGCGATGGTGTCCCTAACATCTTGTCTCGTGATGACGTATTCGTGAATGGATTGCGACAGAAACCACTACAGAAGAAAAAAGTGGCTTCGATGATTGATGAGATGAAGCGTGGTATCACACCGTTTGATGGTGAGGTAAAGCGTAACTATCTCCGCAATATTCAGTTGATTGATTTGACACGAGTACCAGATGACATTCGACAAGAAGTCATATATAAGTATAACAATTATGAGCGCAAGGATCGTTCATTGTTGCTGAATTATTTTATTAAAAACAAACTCAGAAACCTTATGAGTGATATCCAGGAGTTTTAAATGAGAATCGGAATGGCAGAACTTTTTGAGCAGGCTGCTAAGAAACGAGCGAAGAAAGATAAGATTGCTGCACTGCAAGAAGCAAGGCAGCAACCGCATTTCTTCACGATGCTTAAATATATTTTTAAAGAAAACATTGCTTGGGACTTACCTGAAGGAGCGCCGCCATACAAGGCACAAGCAAAAGAGACAGATTTGCAGCATGTGTTGTTTTCTGAGTTTCGGCGGATCAAAATCTTTATGATGGGTGAGTATCCACAGATGAAACCTATCAAGCGAGAAACATTGTTTATTGAGTTTCTTGAATCACTGGACCCTGATGATGCTAAACTTATCATTGCGATGAAAGATAAGAAGTCGCCATACAAGGGTTTGACTAAGAAGACTGTACTAGAAGCATTTCCAAAGGACACCGTAGGCTGGTAAAATGGGTAAAACTTTTAAAAACCCCTCTTCAAAATGGGATGATGATGATTACGATTATCAAGAGTCTGATAACCGTAAAGCAAAGAAGTTTAAAAAACTTCGTGAAAGTCGGCGTAAGAAAGAAGATCTCAACGCTGATTTGATTGAAAATAGGGATTACATTGATGATCGATCTAACTAAGAAGACTGCCTTTATCATTGGCAATGGAGAAAGCCGTGCAAAATTTGACCTCACAACTCTGGCACCCCATGGTACGACTTACGGGTGTAATGCTTTATACAGAGACTTCCATCCTGATTGGTTGGTGTCTATTGATGACGGGATGATTGCTGAAATTCGTAATCAGAAAGAATTTCCAATCGTCCAGTTTATCGAACCTCCTGAAGAAGAAAAGTACGAGCCAGTAGAACTCTACGGTGCACCAGTTGGTACACGGACACCTCGTTCTAATGCTGGTATGAATGCTATGACTGAAGCAATCCGTCACGGCAATGAACAACTGGTGATGATTGGATTTGATTTCATCGTTGCTAGAGAAGACATTGGAACGTCTAACATGTACGATGGAACCCCTAACTATGGTCCCACAACACGAGCATCGTTTGAAGATCAGGCACGTCGCATGAACTACCTCAACTGGTTTATCGATAAGAACTGGGACATTGATTTCATCTTCTGTTATCCACAGATGGATGGTGATGTCACGATTTGGCAATTCATGTGTAAGCGTGATGTTGGTGGGTTGACATATCAAGAATTATCGAGTATACTTAATAATGCTTGAATTATTTGAATTTTTTGTTTCGTGTCTATATCTCTATATGGCTATAGGCACGATATTCGCCGTCTGTCACTGCTTTCTTGTATTGTTTGCCATAAATCTTGGCAATTCAGAATATACAGATAAAATAACGTTTATGGAAATCATTGAACAGGTCATAACTTGGATTGTGGAATGGCCAATGGTTTTACGGGCACTCTTAATACATCATAATGATAAATAAAGTCAAGGAGGACTTATGCCAGAATATACATTCTATCACACTGAAACAGGCATGGAATGGGATGACTTTATGTCATTCTCAGAAAAAGAAAAGTACCTCGAAGCTAATCCAAAAGTACAACCAGTTCTCCGCTCTCTGAATATCGTTTCAGGGGTAGGCGGAATTCGTAATGACGCTGGGTGGGGTGAAGTTATGCAGAAGACCGCAGAAGCACATCCTGGCAGCGAACTCGCAGCCTCTATGGGTTCCAAACAGTCAACAAAGGAGGTAAAGACAAGACAAGCAGTCGAAAAATGGAGGAAGTCAAGAGCGGCGAAAGGGTGATTTCAATTTAACCCTCATAAAAAAGGAACAATCAATGTCCCTGCAACTCGGTTACGACGACTATCAAAACGACAATGTTACTTCGTTTAATAACAAAACATTAACAAAGCGACAAAGGAGACAACTTCGAAAAGAGCAGCAGCAAGCGAAGAATAGTTCACTGAAGATCCGAAATATCCAGGCGAAGACACAGAACCAAGATAAGGTTTTCTTAGACTTCGATGATGGATACAATCTTCTCTTACACGGTTTAGCGGGTACAGGAAAAACATTCATATCGCTCTACCTTGCGCTGTCAGACATTCTCGAAGGATATGGTGACCAAAGAAGTGTCACAATCGTCCGATCCGTAGTTCCAACCAGAGATATGGGCTATCTACCTGGTAATCAAAAGGAAAAGTCAAAAGTTTACGAAGCACCATATTCGAATATCTGTTCCGAGTTATTCGGGCGTGGTGATGCCTATGAAGTTCTAAAAGGTCGTGGTATGATCGACTTCGTTACAACTTCATTCGTTCGTGGTATCACAATGAGTAACACAACAGTTATCGTTGATGAGTGTCAGAATCTGACCTTCCATGAACTCGATTCTATCATCACTCGCCTTGGTGATAACAGTCGTATCATCTTCTGTGGTGATTTCAGACAAAGCGACTTGGTGCGTGACGAAGATCGAAAAGGGGTCTTGACATTCATGCAGATTCTTAGTAGAATGAAAGGGTTTGCATCTGTTGAGTTTCAAGAAGAAGATATCGTAAGAAGCAAATTGGTCAAAGAGTATATCATTTCCAAAGTCAGAAGTGGTATCGTATAGGAGAAAAAAATGCGTGACTTGAATGAATTGTATAACATGGTTTGTAGTGATCGTTATGAATACACACAAGCAGTTCAGGCAGTGGTAAACTTCTCTGGTTTACAAGGCGAAGAGTTGGCGAAGGTGTTGCCGACATATACCTCGCAACCACTGCCTGAGCTAACCATCCATGATGTTCGTGGCTACACACCATACTATGAAAGGGATGACGTTATCATGGGTGGTAGTTCACCTACGCATATGTTGGATGATATCAGTTTCATGGAACATGTCATGAATATCGATCCGATTATGCCGCAAGCAAATCAAGACGATTATCTGGTGGTTACAGATAATGAAATCGATTTGTATACTTCCAATTCAGATTTTCAGATTCTACCATAATGTTTATTCACAAACCAGTAGAAGTCTCTGAACTGGAGGCTGTCACTACGTCCGTTGGGAGAGTATACAAAACTCCTGACGGACCCATGCCTTCTATCACCACGGTTCTTGGTCGCCTCTCTCGTAAGGGTATTGCTGAGTGGCGAGCAAAAGTTGGTGAAGAAGAGGCAAATCGTATCTCAGGTGTTGCATCATCTCGTGGCACACGCATTCATAAGGTGTGTGAAGATTATATAAATAACGAGCAATTAGATATTCGCTCGCCAGCAGACAAAGAAATGTTCCTATCTATGCAACCACTGTTGGATAGTTTTATTGGAACTGTATATGGTCAGGAGTTACCTCTGTATTCTAAATACCTTGGCATTGCTGGTCGTGTAGATCTCATTGCAGAATGGAATGGTAAGTTGGCAGTTGTTGACTTCAAGACCTCTCGCAAACCCAAGAAGCGAGAATGGATTGATAGTTATTTCTACCAATGCACTGCCTACTGTATCATGTTTGAAGAGTTGACTGGAATACCTGTGGATCGTTTCGCTGTAGTCATAGGAGTCGATCAGGATGAACCGCAGACCTTTTACGGCAAGAGGGACGATAACATTGCCGGATTGATCGACGCTATCAAAGGGTACTACGATGAGAACGATCTTATTCACGCTAATGAGTCTTTGTTTCCTAATAGCAGCTAGTATTGCTTTCGCACAATCACCAGACGTATATAACAAAGATACACCCATGGGTCCAATGACCTGTATGCCTTACAGTGAATTTAAAGAAATTGCTGTAAAGCAATATGGTGAGGTTAAACGTGGTTGGGGTATGATGGCTGATATGTCAGGTATAGTCGAACTTCACTACAACGAAAAAACAGGTACTTGGGTTATTGTTCTTGCCACGCCTGAAAAAGACCATATCTCTGCCTGTCTTGGTCCACATGGTGAAAACTGGGAAGCAGTAGATGCGCCACCTACAGGTAAAAAAAGTTAAAAAAAAGCGAAAAAAGTGCTTGACATACCTTATGAATTGTATATAATAAGTATGTAAGTTGATGAGAGAGAGTGATTCGTGATGAAAAAGAATGTTGTTTTTAAAGGGACCGAAAAAGAAATTCGGAAAAAGTGGAAAGCTTTCGTTAAGAAGAACAGCAAAATGAAGATTGGTGGTTGAGATGACTAAATTTCGCAAGAGTATGGAAGAGCACTTGAATGAGATGTGGGCTGCCAAGACAGTCAACGGTTTAAAAGTTGTTGATCGGAAGGTGGGGTATGGCGCACTGCCTGATATCAAACTTCTTCTGGAAGATGGTAGTTGGGTTTTTGGAAAGAAGATGTACAATGGATAAAGTAATCCTAACTGGTAAGACTCGTCACGGCAAGAACCGCATTCAACAGCATGGTTCTGAGTGGATTGTCGAAGAGGTGCGTGGTGACAAAATGATGCTGCGCTCTCTCGAAAAGACAGAGGGTCCACAGTCTAATAAAGGGTTTGATCGTCGATCGGTGTCTCTTCGAGATGACCCCAACTTTGATTGGAGTGAGATGAATGTTTGAGTTGTATGTTTTTGCGATGTTAGCTTCCATGGCAGGTGTAGCAGCGATTGGCGCACATTACTTCATGGATAACTAAAGTTTATTCCTCTGTAGCTCAGTGGCAGAGCAGACGGCTGTTAATCGTCCGGTCGGTGGTTCGAATCCATCCAGGGGAGCCAAATAACGCTGGTTTAGCTCAGTTGGTAGAGCAGTTGCCTTGTAAGCATCAGGTCGGGAGTTCGAATCTTCCAACCAGCACCAGTTTGAGGTAGAGATGGATTTAGATAGCCCAAGATTTAAAAAACAGTTTTGGAATTGGTTTGATTCCATCTCTACCGAAGATCGTGAGAAGTTTCAAGAGTATCCTGCTGACATGGCAGAAATTTTCTTTTACAACAGGTATTACCGAGAAGACTATGACTTGTAAACACTGTGGACATGAGTCACATTGCGGGTATCCTCTTCGCAAGGACGTAAATAATCCATATGATAGAACTGATCTTAGGCATAATCCTCCTGTTATTTGCACTGCTTGTTATTGCCCCGATTGCACGAATTATTGGCTTGTCACTAATCGTTATGACCATATTGTGGGTACTTGCAGGACTGCTGATTTAGCAACCAGTATCGCTCAGAAGTGGGCAGATGAAACAGGCGAAGTTTTTCACGTCACAAAATATAGTCATGATGAGTATTGGAGTTATATGAATGAAATGGCTACTACTGTCAGCAGTACTTAATCTGCAAATCACTTATCCATCTGAAGAAATGTGTGAAAAAGCCTTGACACGGGTTACTACACATGATATAAATGCTATATGTATTCCTGCTGGTGAAACACAGGCAGATGCTATGTTTAGCAAGATGTTTGATATGATTCGTAAGATGAAGGAAATGAAATGACAATGCATATGCTTGGTCCATACATGACCACAACAAACACTCGTAAGCGTAAATCTAAAAAATCACAAAAGCAAAAACAAGCAGATATCGCACATGATAAGTGGCTCCGCAAGATGGGAGCCCATCCCGATCAACGTAA